CTACCCGCCGAGCGCCCGCCGAACCTTGTCGTGCGCGTCAGGCTGGGCGTGCAAGTAGCGGTACGTGGTGGTCAGCGAGCCATGCCCGGCGAAGGCCTGCACGGTGCGGACATCTACCCCTGCGGCGGCCAAGCGGGTCAGGCAGGTATGACGACAGGAGTGCGGCGTCGGCCACGGCTTGGCGAGCCCGGCGCGCTCCACCGACGGCGTCCACACGTTCCGGCGCCAGTTCGCCCCGACGACTGGACCGAACGTATCGGTGCCGGGGCTGCGTCGGTGGGCGTGGAAGACCAGCCCGTCCCGGCCCTGCCCGGTCATCGCCTGCGATAAAGCCAGCACCGCCCGCTTCGTCAGTGGCACCACCCGCTGCCCCGCCGTGGTCTTGGGGTACGGCTTGATCTTGCCGGCCTGGGTAAGCACCTCCACGACCCGGACCTCGGCGCGCAGCAGGTCGACGCGATGCCCGTGCAACCCCGCCAGCTCCCCGTACCGCAGGCCGGTGTCGAGGAAGACCTCGACCATCCAGCGGTCCCGGTCCGTCGGCAGCACCTCCAGCAAGCTCTGCTCCTCGGCCTGAGTGATGACCCGCACCGGCGTGACCGTGCGGCGGGGCAGCGTCACCCGCCGGGCCGGGTTGCTCGGCAGCAAATCCTCATCCACTGCCGCCTCCAGGGTGCTGGTGAGCAGCTGCGCGAGCTTCTCGATCGCATACGGCCCGCGGCCCTCCCGCTCCAGCCGTCGGACCCAGCCCTGCACCTCCAGCCGGGTGATCGCCGACAGCGGCCAGTGCCCCCACTGCTGGAGCAGGCCGGGGGTGTAGGACTTCGCGACCCGGCGGGTGGAGTCCTCGATCACCCGAGCGGCGTCCCAGCGGGCATGCCAGGCCGCGAAGGTCAGCCGCCCGGCTCGCGGGTCGCGGTGCGTGCCGACCCGGACCGCAGCAGCGCCGTCAGCCGCCCAGACGACCGCCGCTGTCCTGGTGGGCCACATCTGGGTGTGCCGGCGGCCGGCGGCGTCCCGGTACTGGCCTTGGTAGCCGGTGGTGAGCTTGCGGACCGACACTTCAGCCGGCCCGGCGTTCCTGCCGGTGCCGCGCCCGCAGCCTGCGGAGCCGGTTGACCAGCACCGGGTCGGCGGCCAGGGCAGCGGGGTTGTCCAGCAGTGCCATCAGGAGTTGCGTGTAGCGCGCCAGCGACAGACCGAAGCGGTCGTGGATGGCCTGCTCCTTCGCCCCGACGAACCGCCAGCGCAAGTGCTCGAAGGCCAGCACCTGGCGTTCGAGGTCGGTCAGCGGCTCCATAGCGGCGACCGTAGGAGCCGGGTCCGACATCACGGACTGTGCCAGCGGGCCCGATCGGGGCTGTTGGGTGTGGTGCTGCACACGACGGCCGTGCCCTTAGTGGTCGTGCCTTGCGCTCCCGATGGGGCGCAGAACGCCCCCGCGTGCACCCCGGTCTGTTCGGTGCCCGTCGTTGGCGGCTGAGCGGGCGCGCTCTGAGGCGGACTGCTCGTTGTGACAGCGATGGGGTTGTAACGCGTGGCTGCCGCCCGCCAGTCGCTGGCGATGGCTTGCTGCGCGGTCGTTAGCGGGACCTGCCCGGAGCAGACCAGCGCGTGTAGGTGATTCTCCAGGCGGTCTTTGACGTCGGCGCTGCCGGCCCCGTGATACACCTGCGGCCACAGGTTCCCGGCGGTGTTGCTCCCCCCGAGCTCGAGCGGGATCAAGTGGTCAAGCTCGAAGGCGCCGGCCGGCGGCGGGTAAGAGATCTGATAAGCGGTGAAGACGGCCTGGCGCGTGCTGCTCGTGACGTACCGGACAGTGGTCGTGTAACCACTTACGCAGATCCGGTCGCGGGTCGCGCCGACAAAGACGTCACCGGGGGTGAGTTGCCGGTTGGGTTCACCAGCCTGACCGGGTGCTGCCGGCGCGGCTGATGGCTGGCTCGTTGGTGCCGACGACGCCTGAGCAGCAGGACTGTCCGTGGTGGCCGTCGGGGCAGGGGTCGGTGCGGACGTTGAGACGGACGGAGCGGGTGTGCCTTGCTCGGCGGTGGGCCTAGTAGTCGTGCTGCCGAACACGGCACCGATGATCCCGGTGAGGACCAGCAGCCCAAAGATGCTTCCGACGACGAGGCCGACCGTCTTGCCGGTGCTGCGGCGCTTGGGCGTTCCGAAGTCCCAGCCGGCGGGGGCCGGGGGCCACGACGGGTCAGGCTTCCAACCGGGCTGGGGGCGCCAGTTCGGCGGCGGCGTCGGCCAACCCGGCGGCGGGTTCCATTGCTGCTTCACGCGCTGTTCTCTCTCTCTGCCATCCGGGCATCGATGTAGTCCTTGTCGGCGTCGCTCAGCCCAGCCAGTCGAGCCCGGACGGTGCGCTGGTCGACGTTGAGGTGCTCGGCGAGTTCGCTGGCGTCGAAGCACCACAGCAGAGCGCCGGCTAGTGCGTCCAGGTCGATCAGTCGGGAGGCTGCCCGGTCATCGGCTCGCAGCTCCTGGCGGCGTGACTGCCGCCCTCCGTCGGGGCCGATCTTGCAGCAGGTGTCGCCTGCGAGGACGTGCTGGATCTCGTGCTCAAGGGCGCTGCGACGACCCGCCTGGTCGAGCCGGTCGTCAAGCACGATCCCGCGCACGTCGGGTAGCCACCACGCCTGCCCGGCTGGCAGCCGGGAGACAGCCAGGGTCACGTCGGTCATCCGACCGAGCGTCCGGAACGGGCTGTAGGTCACGAGGTGCCTTTGATGTCGAGAATGAGGGCGCGTATCCGCTCGACCTGCTCGACGGCGAGCCCTTCGGCTGCATCATCGAGACCAAGTCCGACAGGACTGGCCGCGGCCGCCATCGGTGGGGGCGCACTCTCCTCGGCCTCGGCCAAGTCCATGATCTTCCCTAGCGGCCAGCCGAGAGCCCTCTCGATCTTCGTCCGGTTCCCACCCTGCGGCCACCGCCGTCCGTCGAGGAAGTCCCCCAGCGTGCCGGGGTCGAGCTTCGCCTTGTCCGCGAAAGATCCTCGCGTCCAACTGGCATCTACCACGCGGCGGACCTCGCGCCGGGCAGCCTCTCGGGTCACCGTTGGTCCTTTCGTTATGGGCAGACGATGCGCGGGAACCCGAAGGAACAGCAAGCCGTCGTCAGAGCCTCCCGTGTCCGATGTGTCGGGAACACCGGGGAGTAACTACGACGAGGTAACTGCCTCTGACCTGCGGAAACAAGGGAAGGGCGACAGTTTCCGGTTTCTCCCTTGACTTGTTCCCCGAGGTTCCCTACGTTGTTCCTATGTCTCCCCGAAAGATCCCCGCGAAGCTCGACCCCGAGCGGGTCAGGCAAGGCGCGACATGCAAGGCGTTCCGCGAGAAGGCCGGACTGAAGCTCGGGCTCGCCGCCACGGCCGTCCCCATGTCCTACGCCTACCTCTCCAACATCGAGGCCGGGCGCAAGCCGCTCACACCCGTACTGCTGGCGAAGCTCGCTGCCCTCTACGGCGTGCCGCAGGCGGCCATCGCCCGCCCCGACCTGTTCGAGATGCCGGTGTCCGCATGATCGCCATGGCCCGTCGTGCTCGCCTGCGGATGTTCGCCCTTGTCCGCGACCACGCCCCCGGCACGGTCGCCGCCTGGGACATGCGCACGTCGATGGACGACGGCCGGATCGCCTTGCAGGCCGCGCTCGGGGTGCCGCTCGACCAGCTCGATAACAGCGGCTACCAGCGCGGTGCGGCATGACCGCTCTGGCGGCATTCGACCTCGATGACCTTCGCCTCACGCACAACGTGTCGGCGTATGGGTGGCGTGCACCGCTGATCGTCCGCCTGCTACGTCGTGTCGAACAAGACGGGGAGTGCTGGCGCTGGGCTGGATCAACCGACCGCAACGGCTACGGCGCGATCTGCGCCAGCCGCGAGCACAAGATGCTGCTGGTTCACCGGGTTGCTTACGCGCTGTTCGTCGGACCCATCCCGTCCGGCCTGGAGCTTGACCACTTATGCCGAGTGCGCAACTGCTTCAACCCCGCGCACCTGGAAGTCGTCACCCGGCTCGAGAACGTGCGTCGGTCTGGCCCCGCGACCAAGACCGCCTGCAAACAGGGCCACCCGTACACCCCCGAGAACATTGCTAAGCGCGGACCCGGCAACACGTATCGTGATTGCAAGGCATGCCACGCAGAATCTGGACAGCGCCAGCGGGACGCGCGTAAGCGCGCTCAGCGCGAAGCGACGGCTGCAGCATGACCGCCGCTCGCGAGCCGATCAGCCCAGCGCTGCTGTCGGTCGACGACACGGCAACTTATTTGGGTGTGAGCCGGGCGACGGTCTACCGGATGTCCGCTGAGCGCGGTGTCGGTCGCTTCCCCGCCCCCAAGCTCATCCGCGGCCGGCGCCTGTTCGCGATCAAGGATCTCGACGCCTTCATCGCCGGGGCCAACCCAGTCAGCGGCCACCAAGCCCGCGTCCCGCGTCTGCGCCAGGTGTCGGCATGAAGCCTCCCGTCGTGACCGTCCGGGTTCGGGGCTGGATCAGCCCTTCTCTCGCCACCCTGTACCGCCTGAGCGCCGAGCGCGGCGCCGGGGCTTCGGACCTGAAGGTGACCTGCATCGGGGCGCGCCGGGTGTTCCGCCGCGACGCGCTGGACCGCTACCTCACCGCACACACCGCCTAAACGCCTCAGCCCCCGCAGGAACGGGGGCCGAGGAGCCGAGCACGCACTTCCAACTATAGGAGCACGCACCATGACGACCACCACTCCCCCGCTCGACCTCGACACGATCACCCTCGGCAAGGGTGTGCACTCCAAGGGCAGCACGGAGCCGTGCCTGCTGGAGCTGTCCGCGTGGCTCGCCGGTGAGCCGTGGACCGACCGCCCCGCTTGCGTCAGTCCGGTGCTCGGCGCGTTCGGCCGGTCCTTCAACGACGCGCTGCCGACTGACCGCAGGCAACGGCTCAGGCCGTACGCACCTCGGCTGCTGAACACCGCTGGGGACGCGCAGGCCGATGAGCGCCGGTCCTACCTGGCGCTGGACTGGCTGGTCCGCACCTACCTGCCGACCTGGCTCCGGCTGGTGCCGGCCCTGACCACGCAGGCCGATCTGCTCTCGGCTGCGCATGAGGTCACCGACCTCGACAGCGCCGCCGCGATCGGTGACCTAGTGCGTGAAGCGGCCAGTCAGTCATCCGCTGCCGGGGACGCTGCCAGGGCCGCTGCCGGGGCCGCTGCCGGGGCCGCTGCCAGGGCCGCTGCCAGGGCCGCTGCCTGGGCCGCTGCCGGGGCCGCTGCCGGGGACGCTGCCGGGGACGCTGCCTGGGCCGCTGCCTGGGCCGCTGCCGGGGACGCTGCCAGGGCCGCTGCCTGGGCCGCTGCCGGGGACGCTGCCAGGGCCGCTGCCTGGGCCGCTGCCGGGGACGCTGCCAGGGCCGCTGCCTGGGCCGCTGCCGGGGACGCTGCCAGGGCCGCTCTAGCCCCGACCGTTGATGCCTTGCAGGACAGCGCCTTCGACCTGCTGGACCGCATGCTCTCGGTGTCGGCATGAACCGCGCCCGGCTCGCCGAGATGGCCTCAGCCGGCGTCCTCGACGACGACGAACTGATCGCCGCCGCCGACAGCATCGAGCACACCTGCTACCTCAACGGCGGTGTCGAGTGCTGGCAGTGCGAGCGGCAGGAACGCCTCGAGGAGGCCCGGGACAACGCCCTCGGCCAAGCCCGGGCGCTGCTCGGCAAGGTCAAGAGCGGTGAGCACGACCGCTGCTGCGACTACCGCTGCTCCTTCTGCGGCGGCAAGGGCGGCTGCGAGACCTGCGACCAGATCCACATCGACGCCGCCGACCAGGCCCTGCGCGCCGCCGGCCTCGACCTCACGGCGGTGGCGTCATGACCGACATCGTCTCCGCCGAGGACATTGAGCGCACCGTCGGCGTCCAACGTCACGCCACCGAGCACTGGGGACGCGCCGTCAGCGCCGAGCAGACGGTCTACATCCTGCACAGCCAGCAGTGCAAGGACACCACTCCCGACCTCCGAGACTGCCCCTACTCGCTCGCCTTGGACGACGGCATTCAGCCCGCCGACTGGACCGAGGACGTTGCTGTGCCGCTGCGGATTAACGACCCCGATGGCCTGGCCTGGCTCGTGCCCGGATCGACGCCCCCTAGCGGCCACTCGCATGACGCCGACGGTGGCGAGTCATGAGCCTCACTGCCGAGCAGGTCCAGACGCTACTGAGGCCGATCAACCCCACGCGAGTCCTAAAAGACAGCAAGGGGATGTCGCACGTCTCGCAGCAGGACATCCGCGCGCACCTCTCACGAGTCTTTGGCTTCGGCGGCTGGTCGACGCAAGTCCTCGACCTGGTGCTGATCGGCCAGGACCGGAACATGCGGACCAAGGACGGCAAGGAGGTCCCGTCGGGCTGGGCGGTGAGCTACCGCTGCACCCTGCGGCTGACGGTCAGCGACCCGGATGGCAGGCCGGTCGCGTCGTTTGAGGACGTGGGGTCCGGGACCAGCCCGAACCTGCCGGCGCTTGGGGACGCCCACGACTTCGCCATGAAGGTCGCCGTCAGCATGGCGCTCAAGCGGTGCGCGACGAACCTCGGCGACGGCTTCGGGCTCTCGCTGTACAACAAGGGACAGACCGCCCCGCTGGTCATCGGAACGCTGGTCGTCCCTGGCGGGGCCGGCACCGACGCTGCGGACGACGTGCCCGAGCAGGTCAGCATGGGCCACGACGACGCCGGCAGCTCGGAGGACAACCAACCTGATCGCAAGGCCGAACGCGGCGTCACTCCACCAGCGGATGACCAGTGGGCGAAGACCAGCGACGAGGGCGTCTACGCCGGCCTAGTCGCGCGGATTGAGAAGGCGCAGAACAAGGAGGCGCTGAACGCCTGCTGGGCTGCGATGAAGGCCGCCGTCAGTGGCGGGCTGGTCGTGGACATCGACGGCGAGACGCTCCGCGACAAGTGGAAGAAGGTCGCGGAAGCGCTGCCCGAGGCGGGTGTCGCATGACGTCGCTCGCAACGTCTCTGGTCGCGTCCCGCGTCCTGTCCGACCTGCTCAAAGCCGCTGACGCATCCCTCCGCGCCCAAGCCGCCGGCATGCTCGTTGGGGAACGCGCTGTCGCTGCTATCGGGGGTCTCCCGATCGGCACCGTGACCCGCACGAAGCCCCGCGACGGCTCCGTCACCGCAGCGGTCACGGATGAGGCCGCGCTGGTCGCGTGGTGCGACACCCACGCCCCCGACGAGGTCCAGACCGTCCGGTCGGTGCGGGTCAGTTTCCAGCGGGTGCTGCTGGATGCCGCGAAGACCGGCGGCTGGCCCGACAAGACCACGGGCGAAGTGCTCGACGTCGACGGGGTCACCGTCACCCCCGCCACGACCGGGACGCCCGGGCTGATGGTGAAGCCCGCCGAAGATGCCGAAGCGGTGATTCGGGCGGCGTGGCAAGACGGCCGGCTCGCCCTGGCCGACCTGCTGGAGATCACATGAAAAACACCGGCCCGACCACCGCTGTTCGGGACGCCGTGTACGACCGGGAGCAGGGCAGGTGCGCCCGCTGCGGACGCTCCGACGGCCCGTTCCAGATCCACCACAGAAGTGCCCGCCGCGCGGGAGGGTCCAAGCAGCCGGCGAAGAACCAGCCCGGCAACCTGGTCCTACTGGATCAAGAATGCCATGCCGACATCGAGTCGCACCGCACACGGTCCTACGTCGTCGGCTGGCTGGTCCGTGAGGGCCATGTCGCCGCGGACACGCCGCTGCTGTACCGGCCGGGTCGGTGGGTGCTGCTGGACGACGACGGTGGCATCACAGACGTGCTCGGGGTGGCGTCGTGACCTACCTCCTCGCCATCGTCCTCGGCTGGGTCGCGTGCAGCGTCGTCTGCTTCGCCGCGTTCCTGCTGCTGCTGCGCCACGAGGCCCGGCAGCAGCAGCGCCACCGCGACCGCTTCACCTCCGGCGACTGGATGCGGCCGCACTCGCACTCCTGCCGTTGTGACGGCTGCTGGTCCGAGGCCATGAGCGAGCAGGAGAGCCAGCGATGAGCCTCTGGATTCACGTCTCGGCGTTCTCGTGCGCCGTCGACCGAGATGGCGGCTTGCACGCTGCGTCAGCCCTCCGCCGGAAGTCGAGGAGGAAGACCTACGACACGGCGTGCGGGAAGCGCGCCCGACTGCTGGTCTTCCCGACCATCACTGGCGACCGCATGACCGTCGCCTGGCCGCCCTACTTAAAGGAGGCCAGCACGTGGGGATACGAGCGGTGCCGCGCCTGCATGGGCGTCGCGCCCGGACAGCCGCAGTCCCCGCCGTTCGCCCCGACCGGGGAAGTCGCATGAGCGCCTCCTGGGGTGAGCCTCACACCGACCGCAGCAACCCGCTGCTCGTCGCTCTGGTCTGCGCCGTCTTCCTCGCCTGCCTGCTGCTCGCGGATCACGTCGGGGAGATGCGCCGCTGCGACTCCCTGCGCGCCCAACACTCCCCTGCCACCGCCACCTACTGCCCTGGAGGCACCCGATGACCGGCGTAACGGCGGAGCGACTGCATCAGTACCAGGCCAGCGAGGGTGGCTGCTGGCTATGGACGGGGTCCCGTGACGCCGCTGGCTACGGACGCATAGGCCAGCGGTTGGCTCACCGCGAGATCTATACGGCGCTCGTCGGCCCAATCCCTGAGGGCTTGCACATCGACCATCTCTGCAGGACCCCCCGGTGCGTCAACCCCGAGCACCTTGAAGCAGTCACGCAAGCCGAGAACAACCGTCGGGCCGCCGCCGCGCGGAGCACCTGTCGGCATGGTCACGCACTCGACGGGGTGGTGAAACGCAACGGGACCACGCCCACCCGCTACTGCCTCACCTGCAACAGAGACCGGGCTACCGCGAGGCGTGCCGTGGACGGGGACCTTCGGCAGAGGGCCTTGCGCGTACTGCGCACCCGGCGATTGCAGCTCGTCCGTGTAGATGCGACAGACGGCGCTCCCGCTCATGTCATCTGTCGCATTAGCTCACCCCGCTCTGCCTGCATGGACACAGTCACTCTCGCGGCCGGGCTGTGGTCGTGCACCTGCGGCGACAACGAGTGTCCCCACGTCATCGCTGTGCGGCTGGTTACCGGGCACGGTGCGCCGTGACCGGCACCCTGGACCTGCCCGGCGTCGCTGCGACGAGCACACCAGCGGCGTCGGGCAGCACCCTGACCGAGCGGCAGTGGCAGGCCGTTGTCGTCGAGGTTGCCCGCACCTACGGCTGGCAGGTGCATCACCACCTCGTCAGCCGGGGCAGCAGCGCCGGATGGCCGGATCTGGTGATCGCCCGAACCGGCCGGGCGTTGTTCGTGGAGCTCAAGACACAGACCGGCCGGCTCCGACCGGAGCAGCGCACCTGGCTTGCCCTGCTGGCCGCTGCCGGCTGTGAGGTCGCGGTGTGGCGACCCGCCGACCTCGACCAGGTAACGGCCGCGCTCGGACCCCGACAGACCCGACTCACCTGGGAGGCCGCGTGATCCCGCCAGGCGAGACGTTGCACGACGGCGACCCCCGGCACGGCACGGCGGGCGGGTACACCAACTGGGGCTGCCGCTGCCCCGACTGCACCCGTGCGGCGACGGGAGAGCAGCGGCGGCTCAAGGCCAACCGCTTCGCCAGGCTCGCCGTTGATCCGAGCCAGGCACCGCACGGCAAGGCGAGCACCTACGGCAACTGGGGCTGCCGCTGCCGACCTTGCACCGACGCCTGGACCGCACCGAGCGTCGACGCAGGGCGGCGTAGATGACCCGCGAGGACGTGGCTGTCACCGAAGCCCTCGAACTCATCGACGCCGTCCGGCGCTGGGACCGCCGCGACGTCAAGCACCTGCTCGGCGTCGTTGACCTGCCTGCTGTCGCTGTCGCGCTCGCTGCGATGGTCGATGAGGACAAGACCCCGCAGCAGCTCCTGTCCTGGGCGCACGCGCACCACGACTCGCCAGCCGCTCTCGACGGCTGGACGTGGGACGAGATGCACCGCGCGCACGCCCAGTACGAGCTGTGCCGCCTCCGCGGTGTCGAGGTCCCGGCCGAGGTCCGGGACGGGCAGCGGGCGTACGACCGCATCCGCAAGCGCGCCCGCACCGCACAGGCCGCCGCATGACGGCCATCGGCAGCCTGTGTTCCGGGTATGGCGGCCTCGAACTGGGCCTTGAAGCCTTCACGGGTGGTCGGACGGTCTGGCACGTCGAGTACGACAAGCACCCGTCCGCAATCCTCGCCCACCGCTTCCCCGGTGTCCCAAACCACGGCGACGTCAAGCACACCGACTGGACGCAGGTCGAGCCCGTCGACTGGCTCACGGCTGGGTATCCCTGCCAGCCATTCTCCCACGCAGGAAAGCGAGGCGGGGCCGATGACCCGCGGCACCTCTGGCCCGACGTCGCCCGATGCATCGGCGTTCTACGACCGCGACGAGTGTTGTTGGAGAACGTCGCAGGGCACCTTTCCCTGGGATTCGACACCGTCCTCGGTGACCTTGCCGCGCTGGGGTACGACGCGACGTGGGGTGTTGTGCGAGCTTCCGACGCCGGCGCTCCCCACGGCCGAGCCCGGCTGTTCGTCGTCGCTGCCGACACCGCGGGCGGCCCGTGGGGCGTCGGGCACCGAGACGATGTACGCGCTGGGAGCGGAACGGACCGACTTGGGCCGGCCCCAGCCCGAGGTGTTGCTACCGACGCCGAACGCAGCGCAAGCGGGCAGCGACATGACGCTGACCTGCTCTGGGGACGGCAGGGAGACGCCGAACAAGCTCGGCTGGGCAATCGCACTCCTCCCGACGCCTCGTGCGACGGACGGGGCGAAGGGCGGCCCGAACCAGCGGGGCTCGTCGGGGGACCTCATGCTGCTGCCGCCGCCGAAGACAACGGACATGGCGAAAGCATCGCCGGGCGACCTGCGCCGCAACTCCCCTGGCTTGCGAGCAGTGAGTCACCTGCTTCCGACACCGACGGCAGGGGACGCGAAGAGCGCAGCGAACGCGACAGCGACTCGATCCGAGGGCTCGCAGCATCACGCGGGGACGACCCTGACGGACTGGTCGCGTGGGGTGCTTACGCCCCCGCCATCGCCCGTTGGGAGCACGTCACCGGACGTCCCGCGCCCCGTCCAACTGAGCCTGGACGCAACGGCGAACGACTAAGCCCGCGTTTCGTCGAGTGGATGCAAGGCCTGCCTGCCGGCTGGGTCATCGACGTGGGGCTGCCTCGCAACGCTCAACTCAAGGTCCTCGGGAACGGATGTGTGCCGCAGCAGGTGGCCCTTGCTCTCAGGTTCCTCGACCTGGACGAGGCCACCGCGTGAGGCACCCAACCTGCGCCGACGTCGCCTGCGACGGGGCTGCGATCCGCACCCGCCAGGACCAGCAGTGCAGCTGGCTTGGTGAGCAGGAGTGCTAGAGCCCAATCACGGCACCGAAGCCCGCTATACGCGGCACAGGCGGGCCGGTGAGCAGCCCTGTGGGCCGTGCCTTGAGGCAAGCGCGTTGGCCTGGCAGGAACGGAAAGCCCGACGCACCAACCGAGACGAGAACTGCTAATGAGCACGAGATCCGGTCGGCGCGCCACCGGCAGACCGTCGGCGGTTTGCGGGATACTGAAAGCGCAAAGGCCCCCGCTTGCGACGGGGACCTCTGCTGACCACTCCCGCACCGAGACTGCGAAGGAGGGCTAGTGAGCATGATGCTCCCAGTCCGCACGACCTCTGTCAGCACCCCACGCCGAGCACCGACCGCCGATGAGCTACAGGGCCGGATCGCCCTCGCTCGGGCTGTCATCTCGCACCGCATGGACCCTCTCAACCCGGATGTCATCGTTCTGGGCCGGGCGCTCCTCGGCTGGTCGACCGACGAACTGGCCGAAGGTGAGCGGCGCCGGTGACGTGGTTCCGAGTGGACGACAACCTCTGCGGGCACAAGAAGGCGCGCAGGGCTGGCCTGTCAGCGATGGGATTGTGGGCAGTCGCCGGCAGCTACAGCAGTCAGCAGCGCATTGGTGGGTTCGTGCCCGACTGGTACGTCACGACATGGCCGAGCGGCAAAAGCCTCGCCGGGAAGCTCGTTGCCGCCGGGTTGTGGGTCCCGACAGAGCAGGACGGCGACAGCGGGTGGAGGTTCCACGACTGGGAGCACTGCAACCCGTCGAAGGAGACGATCGAACAGGAGCGGGAGTCCGCTCGGCAGCGGATGGCGGCAACGCGGGCAGCCAAGAAGGCCTCCGGTTCGGTCGAACAGGAGGCCGCGAGTTCGGAAGATGTTCCGGCGAACACCGACCGAACAGAGGGCGCACGTTCGGGGACCCCGCGCGGGCGTGCACATGGCCCAGCCCTACCCAGCCCTTCCGTAGTTCTTTCAGAACTACAAACCCCCCCCGCTGGCGCGGCTGATCCGCCGACCCCCTGCCCCGTCGATGCGCTGTTCGACCGCTTCTGGACCGCCTACCCCCGCCGCGAGGCCAAGGAAGCTGCCCGGAGAGCCTTCACGAAGGCCCGACGCAAGACCGACACCGAGCAGATCATCACCGGAGCTGCGCGCTTCCGTGATGACCCGAACCGCGTCGCCGAGTTCACCCCCCACCCATCGACGTGGCTCAACGCTGGCAGCTGGGATGACGAACCGCTCCCCCGTCGTGGCGGTCTGAGCGCTGTCGCTCCGGTCGACCCTCGCAAGGAATGGCTCCAGGGATGACCGACTCCTACGCCGAGCCCCGCGACGTCTGGGCCGAACGCACCGTCGTCGGCTGCCTGCTCAACACCGGCACCGTCCCCACCGACGCCAGCCTGGTCGCCAGCGACTTCTGGGACCCGCACCTCGCCAACGTCGCCGCCGCTTGCCTGACCCTGGTCGCGAACGGCAAGCCCTGCGACCCGATCGCCGTCCGCACCCAGCTCCTCGGCCAAGGCGTCCGAAGCCAAGCCACCGACGGGGCGTGGCTGCACGGCGTCATGCAGGACGGCTGCGGTATCGGAAGCCTGTCCCACCACGCCCGCACCCTGCGAGAGCTCGCCGTCCGACGGCACGTCATGGTCGAAGCCCTCCGCGCGGTGCAGGCCGCCCAGAACCCCAGCGTCAGCCCCTACGACACCGCCGCGTACCTCCACGTCGCAGCCGGGAACCTCTCCGACCTCGGGGACCCGATCCGGCCCGAGCGGACCACCGACGTCGGGGACTTCCTCAACGCCCCCGACGGCTACGACTGGCTCGTCCCGGGCCTGTTCGAGCGCGGCGACCGCTTCCTGATTACCGGAGGCGAGGGCTCCGGGAAAAGCACGATTTCCAGGATGCTGGCGGTCACGACCGCCGCTGGGGTTCATCCCTTCCAGGGCCACCGGGTCGACCCGAAGCGGGTGCTACTCGTCGACCTCGAGAACGGAGCCCGCCACCTTCGGCGCGCTCTGCGGGGCCTGTGCCAGCACGCCGACGACGTCGGCCGCCCCATCGCCCCCGGGATGCTCACCGTCGAGTCCAAGCCGTCCGGGGTCGACCTCACGACCCCTGCCGATGCGGCCTGGCTGCAGCGGCTGTGTGACGCCGCCCGCCCCGAGCTGCTGGTCATCGGCCCGCTCTACCGGATGCACGCAAAGGACATGAACGCCGAGGAACCCGCCCGGCAGATGACCCACGTCATCGACCAGATCCGGGCCAAACACTCCTGCGCTGTTGTGATGGAAACGCACTCCCCACACGGCGCGACCGGCCAGACCCGCTCGCTGCGGCCCGTCGGGTCGAGCCTGTTCATGCGCTGGCCCGAGTTCGGCTACGGCTTGCGCCCGAAGGAAGGAACCGAGGACGTGATGAACCTCGTCGAGTGGCGCGGCCCGCGTGATGAACGCGAGTTCCCCCCTGTCCTGGCCCGCGGTGGCCCGGGTGAGTGGCCCTGGGCAGCCTGGAACCCGCATCGGCACCTCACGAGTGTGTGGGAGCCGGCGTGACCCGCCGTTGCTTGCTGCTCACTGAGGCCGCCATGTGGGGCGCGGTAGCCGGCGCGTGCGTCGTGGACGCCGTCGCAGCCGTGATCGACCTGCGGGACCGGAGGTGAGCGCCGTCTCGCTGCCGCGGGCCGTCGCGGAGGCGCGCGTCACCTGTCACGCTGTGCCCTGGCAAGCCGAAGGACGACTGTGGGATGGGCCTTGGTTCTACTTCCGGATTCGAAGCGGCCGCGCCAGTCTTGGGTTCGGCGCCACTGTTCAGGACGCGGTAGCCGACAGCTTCCATCGGAGGCTCCTCATCGACGCCGGTGAGGGCGGCAACGATGAGGTGCCCTTCAGCCCCACGGATGCGGAAGCCTGGGCCTTGTTCGACAAGCTGTTCGGCAACAGCCAGTGAAGCCCTGCGCTCGTTGCGACTGGCAGCCCAGCGAAGGCGACACCCTGCTCGACCACGCCGCCGAACATCCCCTCTGCGGGGTCTGCTCGAAGTCCCTCACCGCCTACGAACGGACCGTCTGCGAGCACTGCTACACCCGGGCTCAGGAAGACCTCGCCGGCATCGCGGCGATGTACGCCGAGCTACCGCACCACCTGGGCCACCTCCGGTCGCCCAACTACGACCGTGGTCGACCAGACGCCATCGACGGTCGGCCACTACCAGGTGGCGACGTGCTCGCTCTGCTCGGGCGCGGATCGGAAGGCCTGGCCGAGGACGGCTTGACGACCCGCAAGAAGGACCCAGTCTCGGTCAGCTTCGAGCTCGGCTGGTGGGCGCTGGCCTGGCAGGACCAGCGCGGCGAGCACGTCTTCGTCGGCACCGCTGCGCGGGCTATTCGCTACCTGACGGCGCACGGCCGCTGGGCAGCCACTAGCCATGACGGCTTCGCTGAGTACGCCACCGACCTGCGTAGCCTGCACGCCCGTCTCGAAGGGGCCACCAGCCGCCGTAGGAGCCCCGTACGGGCCGGCGCGGATTGTTTCCGGTGTCAGGGCACCCTGGTGCGGCTCATCGACGCTGACGGCCTCGAGCAGGACCGCGTCACCTGCCAGAAGTGTGGGCACCGGCTCAGCCAAGCCGAGTACGCCTCGACGCTCAAGGTTGCCGCCGCAGCCGCCGCCTGGGTCACCGTCGAAGGCTCGGTCTACGGCACCGTTGCCGTCCTCGCCCACGAAACCGGCCGCCCACACCGGACGCTGCGCAGCTGGCACCAACGGCAGCAGATCCGGTCGCTCACCTTCGGGGGCATCCTGTTCCTGCACGCCGCCGACGTCCAAGCCCGCGACACCGAAAGGCGCACCGCGATGACGACCGATCCACGCACCTCTCCGGGCGGCATCTCGGCGGCGAGTGTCTGGGCGGCGAACAACTTGACACCGATGAGCGCGTCCATGAAGCCATGCCCGCCGTGCGATGACGGACACCAGCACGAGTACGACGACGATGCTCCCTTCGACGCGGACGACATCCGCGCCTACTTCAGAAGCATCGGCAACGCCAGCAGCTTCGGCGATCCGTGCGTCTGGTGTGACCACCAGAAGTGTGGAGTGTGTCCACCACCCCGCCCCGTCTAGCGACACGCGGCGCGGCGGCTTGCATGAGCCCCCGCGATCCTGTATGCATCATGGCAGCCGGGGACGCGTGCCCGAAAGCAGGCGAGGCATGATCGCCGCTTCCGCACCCCGAAGGTCAGCACCAGCCATCCTCGGGGAGTGAGGCTGTGATGACTAAACTCGGCGATGCGCTAGAGATCGTCAGGGCGGCCGGCTACGTGGCGTTCAAGGTCCCCAAGTGCGAGTGTACGGCGACAGGCAGCACGGGCGCCATGGCCTCAAGACCGAGACGGCGATGTGCCCCGGCTCCGAGGTACTGCCGCACGGCTGGCGAACCAGTCGCACGGGCTCGTTCGGCTGGTGGAACGACTGTCTCTGCGGGAGTTCGTTCAGTGACTACTACCCGGACGACCCGACGACACCCTGGAACCTCCACAAGGCCGAGCACGGCATCGAGATACCCAGCACAAGGTAACCGCCGGCCAAGGGGAACAGCGATGCACCAGGCCGAGTACACCATCCGCCCGCACCGCCACGCCGAGATGTACGAGGACTGCGCCACCGCCGCCCACCACCTGTGCCCCGCCGGCCGCCCCGAGCTCCTGCACCTGCCACCACCCCGCACCGCCGGTATGACCGACGTCGCGACCATCGACCTGCAGCTACGCCTCGCCCGCGCCCGGCTGATGGCCGCCGCCGACCGCCTCGACGGTGAAGCGTTCGACACCGCGGCAGCGCAGATCAACACCCTGCTCGACCAACGCAACACCGCAGCGAAGCAGCCCGCCTGATGGCCGAGCACCACGGACGCAAGGGCAGGCCGTGGCGTCGCCTTCGCCAGCAAGTCCTGCTCCGTGATCCGTACTGCACCATCCGCGGACCGCGCTGCACCGGCGCATCGACCACCGTCGACCACGTCATCCCGCTCACGCTGCGCCCCGACCTCGCCCACGACCTCAGCAACCTGCGCGGCGCCTGCCGAGCGTGCAACTGCGCTGGCGGCGCGCAGCTCACCAACAGTCGCCGCACCCGGTACCGACTCGCGCCGACAACCCGCCAGGCGTCGCCCTACCGGTATTGACAAGGCAGGGGCCGGAAAAATCCAGGGAAGCGCGAGCGGGTGACCCCGCAGCCTCCCACAATCTCCCCCCGTGCCGTGACCGGGGATCGCGCGCGAAAGGAGGTGGGCCGTGGGTGACGTCGCCGAGGCAACCGAGTCGTCCCTCGACGCGGCCCGGCACCTGACCGACATGGACAAGGGTGCCGTGGAGGCGCTGCGGGCACTCGCGGTGAAGATCGACGAAGAAGCGGAACGCTGGGAACTCGCGTTCACCTACGCCTCAGAACACAAACTGAAGCCGCCGGCACCGGACAACGTCGCCTTGCCGACGTATCTGCGCTACTGCGAGGCACTTGGCCTGACCCCATCGGGTCGGGTGCGGCTGGGGCCAGCGAAGGACGGTGCGGGTGGCAAGCTCGCGCAGCTCCGTTCGGTCGCCGGCACCGCCTGACCTGCTCGGTAGCGAGACTCCCCGCCTGTTCACACCGCCGTTGCGGCGATTGACCCCGAAGACGACGCTCGGGTTCGCGCTCATCGACTTCGCCGACGAAGTCCTCGGCATGGAGCTGCTGCCGTGGCAGAAGTGGCTCGCTAAGCACTCGCTCGAGCTGCTGCCGGATGGGACGTTCCGGTTTCGCACAGTGGTGCTGCTGGTTGCCCGGCAGAACGGCAAGTCGACGTTCCTGCAGGTGCTCGCGCTGTTCTTCCTGTTCGTGCGCGGGGTGAAGCTGGTCATCGGGACGGCGCAGAACCTCGACATCGCCGAGGAGGTCTGGCAGGGCGCGGTCGACATCGCGCAGGACGTCCCGGAACTTGCCGCGGAGATTGAACGCGTCGTGATGGTGAACGGCAAAAAGGCCCTTGAGCTGACCGGCCGGGAGCGGTACAAGGTGCAGGCTGCGAATCGCCGTGGCGGCCGCGGACTGGCCGGCGATCTGGTGATGCTGGACGAGCTGCGCGAGCATCAGAGCTGGGATGCGTGGGGCGCGGTCACGAAGACGACGATGGCCCGGCCGTACGCGCAGACGTGGGCGGCCAGCAACGCTGGTGACGCTTCCAGCGTGGTGCTGGCTTGGCTGCGGCTGCTCGCGCATGTGGCCCTGGGCGACCCAGATGGGCTGGTCAAGAAGGGTGCGCCGACCGCACCGGACGACCTCGAAGGTGTCGATGACGACTCCCTCGGCATCTTCGAGTGGTCCGGTCCGCCTGGCTGCGACCTGCGGGACCTGGCCGGTCAAGGGCAGGCGAACCCGGCCCGCGGGCACACGATCACCCAGCGGGCGATCAACTCGGCGCTGCGCACGGACCCGGAGCCGGTGTTTCGCGTCGAGGTGATGTGCCAGTGGGTGGAGTCGTTGACCACGGACGCGATCGACTCCGCCCAGTGGCTGGACCTCGCCGACCCCGACGCGGCACTGAACGGCGTGCCGGTGCTGGCGGTAGCGACAGCACCGGACCACTCCTGGTCGTCGGTGGCGATGGCCTGGCGCCGCCCTGACGGATTGCCGCAGGTCCACGTGGCCCGTAATCCGCAGGAGTTGCTGGACTACCGCGCCGGTACGGCGTGGGTCCCGGCCCGTGTTGCGGAGCTGCGAGCCCGGTGGGGTGCTGGTGCGCCGGTCGTCGACACCGCCTCGCATGGACTGGTCCCGGACGCGGAGAGGCTGTCGGTGCAGGCCCAAGCGCAGGCCGACAACGCTCTCGCCGACGCGGTCCAGCTCGGCGGTCTGCGGCACGGCAACGAGGCGGCGCTGGGCTTCTCGGTGCGGGCGGCCCGCTGGAAGCCACAAGGTGACTCACGCGTGCTGGACCGCAAGGGCACCGCCGACATCACGCCGTTGCGCGCGGTCGGACTAGCGCTGCGGGGCCTGACAACGGTCGAGCCGATCAAGCCAGCCCCGCCCCCGCAGATCCTGGCTGGCGGTGACACGCACAGCCCATCCGAGACCGGCTACCTGGCGGACGCCGGGTTCTGACTTCACCAGGAGGCGCCGTGGTCGACACCGCTACGGCACCCACCCGGGAGATCGGGTACGGCTCGTCCTCGTCCGGGGCTGGATGGTGGGGGCTGGACGACGCGCTGTACGAGCCGACCCCGGAACTGCGTTGGCCGCTGTCGATCCGGGTGTACGACTCGATGCGACGCCAGGACGCGCAGGTCGCCTCGGTGCTGCGGGCGGTGACGCTCCCGATCCGCCGTACGCAGTGGCGCATCGACGGCTCAGGGTGCCGCCCGGAGGTCGCGCAGCTCGTCGCCGACGACCTTGGCCTGGCGCTGATCGGCGCGGATCCGATGGCCCCGACGTTGCGGACCAAGGATCGCTTCTCGTGGTCTGAGCACCTGCAGATGGCGCTGTTGATGCTGCCGTACGGCCACATGTTCTTCGAGCAGGTCTATCGGCTCGACGACTCGGGAGCGGCGCGGCTGCGCAAGCTCGCTCCACGGATGCCCCGGTCACTAGTGGCGATCCACGTGGCCGCCGACGGCGGTCTGCTCAGCATCCAACAGAACGCACCGTTGGGCATGGGCGGCCCGCTGGCGACGATCCCCGTCAACCGGCTGGTCGCGTACGTCAACGACCGCGAGGGCGGGAACTGGCTCGGTACGTCGCTGCTGCGGACCTGCTACAAGAACTGGCTGATCAAGGATCGACTGTTGCGGGTGCAGGCACAGACGATCGAGCGCAACGGCATGGGGGTGCCGCTCTACATCGGCCAGGAAGGCGCCTCCGAGGAGGATCTGATCAAGGGCGCCGCGCTGGCGCAAGCCTGGCGGGCAGGTGAGAACGCGGGCGCCTCGGTGCCGCATGGAGCGAACCTGCTCCTGAAGGGCGTCGACGGCAAGCTGCCACAGCCGGCCGATGACGCGATCCGGTACCACGACGAGCAGATCGCCCGCGCCGTACTTGCGCACTTCCTCAACCTGGGGACACAGACCGGCTCGTGGGCGCTCGGCTCGACGTTCGCCGACTTCTTCACCCTGTCGCTGCAGTCGGTCGCCGAGGCGGTCCGGGACATCGCGAACGCCCACGTCGTCGAGGACCTGGTGGACGTCAACTTCGGGCCGACCGAGCCGGCGCCGCGGATCGTCTTCGACGAGATCGGCAGCCAGCGCAACGCGACCGCCGACGCGATCAAGATGCTCATCGACGCCGGGGTGATCTTCCCGGACCGGACGTTGGAGGACTTCGTGCGCAACGCCTATGGCTTGCCGGCCAAGAGCCCGGCCCCCGGATCGTCTCCAGGAGGAGCGCAGTGACCGCACAACGCCACCGGTTCCTCGGCAACACCATCACCGAACGGACCCCGGTCCGCGCCGAGGCACCAAGTACGCAGACCGACAAAACAGGCAGCGTGCTGCTGCGGTTGTACGACCCGATCGACTCCTACGGCGGCCCGTGGGGGGTCTCGGCCAAGGAGTTCGCCGCGGTGCTGGACGGCATCGGGACAGACGTCCCGCAGATCGACTTGCATATCAACTCCCCCGGCGGCGAGGTCTGGGACGCGCTGGCGATCCTGAACCTGCTCCGTCAGCATCCGGCCAAGGTCGTGGTGACGGTCGACGGCCTCGCCGCCTCTGCCGCGTCGCTGATCGCGATGGCCGGCGACGAGATCGTGATGGCCGAGAACAGCGAGCTGATGATCCACGACCCGTTCGGGATCTGCGTCGGCGATGCCACCGACATGGCGAAGATGGCCGCCGATCTTGCCCATGAGGGTGACAACCTCGCGCGTGCTTACGCCGGCAAGGCCGGCGGCACCGTGCAGGACTGGCGGGCGTTGATGCTCGCCGAAACTTGGTACTCCGCGCAGGAAGCGGTCGATGCCGGCCTCGCCGACCGGGTGGCGAAGGCCAAGCCGGCCGATGTCACCGCGGCGAAGGCCCGTTTCGACCTGACGATCTTCGCCCACGCTGGCCGGGCCCAAGCGCCCGCCCCACAAACCCCCGCCGCGCTTGCGGTCGGGCCCATCCCCACCCAAGAAAGGGGCCCCGTCGTGGCATTCAGCGACGAACAGCTCACAACTCTGCGGCAGCAGGTCGGGGTCGCTGATGACGCCGACGAGGCCACCATCCTGGCCGCGCTCGCCGAGGCCATGACCGAGCAGGCCGACCCCACCCCACCCACCCCGCTGCCCGCGGGCACGGTCGCGATCGACGCCGAGCAGCTCGAGCAGCTGCAGGTCGCCGCCCGCGCCGGACAGGAAGCTCGTGCGCAGCAGCAGACCGAGCACCGCGAGCAGCTGGTGTCCGCGGCAGTAGCGGACGGCCGGATTCCCCCGGCCCGCCGGGATGCGTGGCTGGCGTCGCTCGCAGCCGACCCTGGCTCGGAGCAGACGCTCGCATCACTTGCACCCGGGTTGATCCCCATCGGAGCACCGGTCGGTCACACCGGCCAGCCGGACAACAGCGCCGACGACGACGTGTTCGAGGCGCTGTTCGGCGCCCAGAAGATCGGAGCCTGACATGCCTGACGCCCTTCCCGTCTTCGACCCGGGCGGCGATCTCACCTACACCGCCTCGGCCGCCATCACGGGCGGCCAGCTGGTGGAGATCACCGGTTCCGGCTCGGCCGGCCCGGCCGGTGCCGCGTCCACCAAGTGCCTCGGGGTCGCCGCGTTCGACTGCGCCTCGGGTGACCGCGTCACCATCCACGCGGGCGGTGTGCAGCGGATCATCGCCGCAGCCGGTGGCGTGACCGCCGGGGACGTTGCGAGCGCAGGTGCCGCCGGCACCGTGACCCCGATCGCCGCCGGCCCGTTCGCCGCCAAGATCGGGCTCGTCATCACCACGGCAGCCGCTGGGGCTGTCGCCGAAACCCAAGTGGACCGGTGACCTGACATGGCCTACACCTACCCACCCGCCGCGCCGACGCTGGCCGGTGATCAGGTCTCGATCTCGCGCTTCTTGCAGAACCCGACGCTGATCGCCCGCCGGCTGCGCACCCTGCTCGAGCAGCGGTACATCGCCGACACGCTGCTCACCGGCCGCTACCAGGTGCTCGGCGGCGCCATCCTGTACGAGACCGGTGAGAGCATCTTTACCAACGACAACCCGCGGGCCGTCGCCCCCGGGTCGGAGTACCCGCTCACCACGGCCGGGACCGGTGCGGCGTCGATCGCCAAGACGGTCAAGTGGGGCGAGGACACCGAGGTCACCGACGAGGCCATTAAGCGGCAGCGGATGGACCCGGTGAACCGGGCACTGACGAAGCTGGCGAACCAGAACGTCCGCTACGTCGACTCCGTCGCGCTGTCGGCGATCTCCTCGTCGGTGACCGCGACGCAGGCCTCTCCCGCGCCGTTTGCGACGGCCACGGCCGCGCAGATCCTGCAGACGGCTCTGCTGGCCAAGGCTGGCATCATCGCCCTGAACCAGGGTTACATGCCGGATACGATCGTCATCGACGACATCAACTGGGCGTACGCGCTGTCGGCGTTCGTCGCGGGTGGCTACGTGCCGCGCGAGTCGGCGAACAACCCGGCGCTGACCGGTGAGTTCCCGACGATCGGTGGGTTGCGGTGGCTCGCCAGTCCGAACGTCCCGACGGCGGGGACGGCGATCGTGCTGGACTCGACCGTCCTGGGCGGGATGGGCGATGAGGACCTCGGCGGCCCTGGCTACGTCAGCGCGGCCGGTCCGAACACCGCGCCGGTCCAGGCGAAGGTGATGCGGGACGACGAGGAGGATAAGTACCGGCTGCGCGCGCGTCGCGTGACGGTGCCGGTCGTCGTCGAGCCCGCCGCCGCCCGCAAGATCACGGGGCTGTGACATGACCTACGTCGTGACAGCACCGCTGGTGTGCGTGCAGGACCGCGAGGGGCACGTCGGCTACTTCTACCAGGGCGCGGTACTGCCGCCGTACGTCCGGGCTGCCGATGCCCGGCGGCTGGTCGAGGAGGGCATGGTCGCCGAGTCGTTGCAGTCGCCGGCAGAGACACCGGAGGTGTCCGAGCCGCCCGCTGAGCCGAAGGCCGCTGCGAAGGCTCCGGTCGCGGCCAAACCGACGGTCTCGCGTCACCTCGACTAGCTCGGAGGGGCCGTGACGACACCATCTGTCTTTCCGGTCTGGTCCCCTTCCCCGGACGCGGTCGCGGACCTGCTCGCGCAGCGCGTCCTCGTCCGGGGTGGGCAGGCCGTCGGGACGTTCACCGCCGCAACGAAACCAACTGCGGCGCAGGTCCAGCGGATCGCCGATGCGGTGGCCCGTGAGGTGGAGATCGCAACTGGCCCGCTGCCGGCCGACTACTTCGACAGTGCCAGCGACGTCGCCGCGCTGGGTGCGGCGGCCCGGGTGGAGCTGTCGTTCTTCCCACGCGACACCGAACGGGGGACCTACGACGACCTCGCGGTGCTGTACACCGCTGCCCTGGCACGTCTTGTGCTGGCGACGCGTGGCGGGCAGTCGGAGGGCCGCAGTAGCGCCCCGGTCTTCGGCTTCCCGGTCGTTCCCCCGTGGCGGTCGTATGAGGCGTGGTTGTGACGGCCGTCGAGGATGAGGCGGCGTACCTGACCGCCGATCCGGCGGTGGCGGCGGCCGTCGGCAGCGTCGTGCCGTACCTGCGACAGGAGACGGTCGACAGCACCCGCGTAACCCTGGTCCGCACCAGGCTGGTTGATGAGCGGATCGCCACCGGTAGGTCGGAGCGGACCCACTCCTTCGCTCTGGCTGTTGAGTGGCCGACCGGTAGTGCGGCGTACGACCTCACCGACACCCAGCACGACCTCGACGTTGCGGTGGGGGTGCTGTGCACGCGGCTGGTCACCGACCCGTCGCACGGCGGGCTATGGACGGGCGCGGCGGTCGGTGACAGCGGCCTCGGGACCGGTGGCGGCGTGGCGGTCGACTTCGCGGCGCCCTCACCGACCAGCGACCTGCTCTTCGCGACGCTGACGTACACCGCCACCGAGCAGTACCTGACGTGAGGGGCTGCGGTGCTGTCCGCGGTCGTGCATGTCTCCGCTGAACTCTCCTGATGAAAGGACCGCCGTGGCCCGCCACAAGCACATCCGCAACCCGCACGACTACCCGATCGACGTCCCGACACTGGTCCCGGCGCTGCACCTCGAGCCCGGTCAGGTCGCGCGTGTTCCGTCGGAGGTTGACCTTCCCGGCGTGGAGATCGTGACCGCGAAGGACGCCGACGGCGAGGCCCCGCTGCACACCCTGACCGAACCGGACCGGCGTGACGACCCGTGGGTCGGTGCGCCGGCCACCGTGCTAGCCCCCGAGCCGGCCCCTGAACTGCCCGCGACCGCCACCATTGAGGAGCCGACCCCGTGAGCGCCAAACTATCCAGGCTCGGCTTCGTCGGGGCCGGCAAGGAAACCGTGCAGCAGGGCACGCCGGTCGTCCCGACGTTCTCGCTGCCGGTGAAGGCCATCTCGTTCGAGGACGTCATCGACACGATCATCGACGACACGTTCCGCGGCAACCCTGCTGTCGTTCAAGGCGTCTACGGCGGGGCGTCGTCCTCGACGGGCAGCATGGACGGCTACCCGTACCCGGACACCTTCGGGCACCTACTCGCCGCACTCGGCATGACCGACACCCTCGGGGCCGTGGTCGGCGGCAAGACCCCGCACACCTTCAAGGCTGCCGTGACGCAGCCCCCGACCTACACGCTGACTGACTTCGACGCGGTCGAGGCCGTCGCCTACCCGGGCTGCATGCTCGACGAGCTGACCGTCAAGGTCGACATGAAAGGCGCCGTGGCGTACACCGCGAAGTGGCTGGGTTGGCAGGGTGTGCAGGTCGCGACTCCCATTCCGGTGTACGGCTCCCTGCAGCCGTTCCTGGGCTGGCAGTTGATCTGGACCGCTGGCGGGGTGGCCTCCACCCGCGTGCAGAGCTCGGAGTGGACGTTCAAGCGCGGCGTCGAGATCATCCCCGGATCGGACGGGACACAAGGCCCGCGGGAAACGTTCGCGGACGCCCTGGACGTGACCTGCAAGTTCAAGGCGATCTTCGAGAACCGCCTCGACTACGACCGCTTCATCGCTTACGTCACACACGTCGTCGTCGGGTCGCTGGTGCAGCCGGTAGGCAACGGCGGGAACCGCCTCGACATCACCATCTCGGGCGCGACGTGCAACAAAGCGACTCGCGACCAGGGCCAGAAGTACGCGCAGCTCGACTGCGAGCTGATCGGCTCTTTCAACGCCACCGACGGCGGCCCGGCGCAGGTCGCGCTGCTCACCCCGACCGCCGCGGCGTTCTGATGGGTTACACCGCGCAGCGCATCTTGCGGCACGAGTTCCCCGAGCTCGGCGACGACGTGTGGATCGAGCTGAAGAACCCGTACCTGTTGCCGGCGAACCGGCTCAACCCGGCGCGTGAGCCACGCCGACTGCCGAACGGCACCGTCGACATGACCGATGTCGCCAAGATCGGTTATGAGACGTACTCCTGGCTGATCGTGGCCTGGAACGTGTACCCGGCCTGGGACGGCGAGAGCGACATGGACGACGAGCCGCTCGGCAAACCGTCAGCGGAGACACTCGCCTTGGTTCCCACGCCTATCGAGGTGTGGATCACCGAGCAGGTCAGCGCGGCCGGCCGCCCTTCCTGATCAGCGAGGACTTCGCCGACGACCTCGAGATCGTCACAGAAGCCCTCGCCGGCCGCCTGGTCCCGACCGACGACGGACCGGGACTGCCGCAGGAATGGCACGACTACCAGCTCGCGCAGCACATGGGCTGGACGTCGCAGGAGCTGGAGTCGTGCCCGGTCTACCGGCGGGCGCTGTGGACGCACTTCCTGTACGCCGAGCGCAACGCGCAGGCCGAGCAGTCCGAGGCCGCTGATCCGCAGGCCCGCCAGCAGCACGCGTCGTCGGCGCGTAGCGAGATCGCCCGTGCCCGCGCCGCCGTCGACTACCAGGAGGACTCATGAGCGAGTTCCGGGTAGAGGGCGCTGAGCAGTTTCTCCAGTTGTCGAAGGCACTCAAGGCGGCTGGGCAGACCGAGCTGCGCAAGGAGCTGAACAAGGGGCTGCGGCTCGCCGCTAAGCCGTTGATCGCGCAGACCCGCGCCGCTGCTACTGCCGAGCTGCCGAAGCGTGGCGGGCTGGGCCGGTCGGTGGCGAAGGCCCCGCAGCGCGTCGTCGTCGCTACCGGCGCCCGCACCGTCGGGGTGCGGATCGTGGCGAAAGGCCCGGTGCGTGGCGCGAACGCCGGCACCGTGCGGCACCCCGTCTTCGGGCATCGGGATCGCTTCGTCTCCCAGCAGGTCCCCGGCGGCTGGTTCGACCGGACACTGGAGGGCGCGGCCGACTCGGTCACGCCCGCGATCCTGGCCGCGATGGACGCCGTGATGGAAGCGGTGGTCCGCAATGGCTGACAAGGCACTGACGTTCGCGCTGCTGGCCCGCGACCAGGCGTCACAGGCGTTCAACAACGTCTCGAAGGCATCGGACCGGGCTGGGCGTTCCGCTGAGCAGGCGGGCCGACGGGGGTCGGAGTCCGGGCGCGGCTGGCTCGGGTTGCGTGAGCACGTCCGCGGCACCGGTCACGAGATGCAGTTGGCTTCCCGGGAAAGCCTGCTCGCGGGCGTGGGCATCAGGTCGATCGGCATCGCCGCTGCTGGCGTCGGGGCGGTTGAGATCCTGAAGGGCTTCGTTGAGGACGCCCGCGCAGCCAACAAGGTCACCGCGATCACCGAGCAGGTTCTCAAGACGACCGGCGGTGCCGCGCACGTCACGGCCCGGCAGGTCGAGGAACTGACCACGTCGATCAGCAACAAGACCGGCTACGACAAGGAAGCCATCGGGACCGGCGCTGCTTTGCTCTTGACCTTCACTTCCGTCAGGAACGAAGTCGGCAAGGGCAACGACATCTACAACCAGGCGACGCAGGCCGTCACCGACATGAGCGTCGCGCTCGGCCAGGACACGAAGTCGTCCGCGATCCAGCTCGGCAAGGCACTCAACGACCCGATCAAGGGCGTCACCGCGCTGCGCCGGGTCGGCGTCAGCTTCACCGCGTCGCAGATCGACCAGATCAAGGTCATGGTCAAGGCCGGAAACACCCTCGGCGCACAGAAGTTGATCCTCAAGGAGCTGGGCACCGAGTTCGGCGGGGCTGCGGCAGCTGCTTCGACGCCGATGGAGAAGCTGAAGGTCACCACGCACAACCTCGGGGTCACGGTCGGCAACATGCTGATTCCGGCCCTGGACAGTGGCGCGAAGCTGCTCTCAACTCAGGTGATCCCTGCGGTGCAGGGGTTCCTGTCTGGCATGAAGGACGGGACCGGCGCTGGTGGGCGCTTCGCTGCGACGGTCGGGACGATCCGGGATAACGCCGCCGCCGCCTTCGGCTTCTTCAAGACCGACGTGCTTCCGGTGCTGCGGGATGTCGCTGGCGTTGTCGGGGCCGTGCTCGTGCCCGCGTTCGGCTTCCTGTCCGGGCACATGACCCTGGTCGGCGGCGTCGTCGTGACGTTGACCGCCGCGTTCGTCGCCTACCGGGCTGTCATGGTGACGATGGCAATAGCCCAGGCCGCGTCGCGGTTCCTGCAACTCGCCCGGGCGGTCGGCGTCATGCGAGCGATGCAGCTGCAACTCAACATCGCGATGATCGCCAACCCCATTGGGCTGGTCGTGGTGGGCATCGTCGCGCTGGTCGCCGTGTTCATCTACGCCTACAAGCACTCCGAGACGTTCCGCAAGATCGTGCAGGGCGCGATGCTCGGAGCCAAGATTGCGATCACGACGATGGTCAACGTCGCGGTGGGCGCCTTCAACTGGCTGAAGGGCGTCACGGCTTCGGCCTGGGGCGCGGTGCGAGGCATCGTCCTAGGCGTGACCAGGGTTCTTCGGGCGGTGATCACGACGGAGTTCAACATCTACCGGGCGATCGTCATGGGTGTCTGGAACGGCATCCGGGCGGTCACGTCAGCCGTCTGGAACAGCATCCGGGCGGTGGTCGAGGCGAACGTGCGATCGGTGCGGGCTGCGATCGCTGGTGTCTCAGCCGTGGTCGGCGTGGTCCGCAACGCCTTCAACGGCGCTCGCACAGTGGCTAGTAACGCCCTGGGCGGCTTGGTGCGAACAGTTGAGTCCGTGCCCGGCCGGATCATCGGTGTGTTCTCCGGTGCCGGGTCGTGGCTGCTTGGGGCTGGGCGGGCCATCGTCGACGGGTTGATTAGCGGCGTCGGGGACATGATCGGGCCGCTGCAGGACAAGTTCTCCTCGATCACGAACCTGATCCCGTCGTGGAAGGGTCCGGCGTCGCGGGACGCGGTGCTGCTGCGGCCGAACGCCCACCTGATCATGGGTGGGCTGATCGGTGGGATCGCGGAGCGGCAGGGCGCGCTGCGTTCGGTGCTCGGCCAGGTGACTGACACCGTCGCGGGCACCGCAATGCCCGGCTTCGGCATTCCGACGGCTGGGGCGCTGGCCGGGATGGCTGGTCGGCAGGCGCAGGGCTCGCTCACCAGCACCATCAACGTGACGGTCCGGATCGAGGGTGCCGGTGCGGGCACGCCGGAGGCCCGCGAGCTGGCCCGCCAGTTGGCCCCGCACATCCGGGAGGCGCTGACCCGCGACGCCGGTCGTAACAACAAGCACCCGAATCTGTGAGCCTCGCGGTCCTGCCGACGCTGTACGTCGGGGTCGCGTTCGGCTACGGCGCGACCGACCCGGCCCCGGTGTTCACCGACGTGTCGGCGTTCGTGCTGCCCGGTTGGGACTGCAAGACCGGCCGCGACCACGAGTCCGACCGGGTGCGGGTCGGCACGCTGACGATGACCTTCCGGGACCCGGACGGCCGTTTCAACGCCCTGAACGCCGCGTCGCCGTACGCACCGAACATCCGGCCGATGGTGCCGATCCGGGTGACGGAGACGGTCGGCGGCGTGACGTACCCGGTGTTCCGTGGATTCGTGGAGCGCTGGCCGCCGTCGTGGAGCAAGCACGGCCGGTTCGGCACCGTGACGGTGACGGCGGTGGACATGCTGGCGCCGCTGGCCGCGACGACGCTGCGGACCGCGCTGGACGAGGTGAGCCTGGCCGACTCCCCTGACTGGCTGTACCCGCTGGACGAGCCGCAAGGGGCGACGGCCGGCGTGGACCTGATCGCTCCTGCGCGCAACGGGTTCGCCACCGTGGTGAGCAGCAAGTACGGCGCGGGCACGGTCGCGTGGGGCGCCACGACCACACTGTTCGAGGCCCCGACCGGGGTCCGCCTGGTGAACTCGACTAACAGCAGCCCGTACTCCGCGCTGTCCTACCTGGCCCTGGGCGGCCCTGTCGTCCCGACGGGTGCGGCCTGGTCGCTGGAGTGCTGGTTCAGCCTGACCGCATCCGGCGGCTACGTGAGCCTGTTTGAGCAGGCCGCGAACGATAGGCAGAGGGTTCAGGTCTACGTGTCCCCGACCGGGACGCTTGCTGGTGTTGTGACCGGCGCGTCGGACAACGGCACCGGCCTCGGTGGCGGCACGGTCGTAACCGACGGCCGGTGGCACCACGTCGTTCTGAGCTTGGCCGCCGACCTGATGAAGATCACCCTGTACCTCGACGGGGCGGTCAACGCCACGGCGGTCGCTACTGCCGCGATCAACACGGCAGGGATGAACGTGGTCGCCGCTGGCGGGCCGCCCTACCGCAAGGTGGGAGGGACTGCCTGGATCGGCCTCACCGGCTCGCTGGCCCGCCTGGCGCAGTACCCGGTCGCCCTCTTGGCAGCCCGGGTGCTGGAGCACTACCGGGCCGGTACGCAGTCCTTCTACGGCGACACCTACGCTGCCAGGGCTACCCGGCTGCTGGACTACGCCGGCTGGACCGGCCCTCGCAGCATCGCCGCCGGCAGCTCGCAGATGCTCGGCGCCACCGGTCTGGCCGGCACTGACGCCCTGACCGCGCTGGAGGACAACGCCGAGAGCGAAGGCGGGGTGTTCTACGCGGACCGGGATGGCACCGTCGTCGCTGAGGGCCGCGGCTCCCGGTTCCTGCGCACCACCCCAGCACTGATCCTCGGGGATGGTCCTGGGGAGGTTCCATACGCCCAGGGCATCGCGCCAGACTACGACCTGACGTATATGGCGAACCGGGTCACCGCGACCCGCCCGTACGGGGTCACCGCCGTAGCCACCGACACAGCATCGAGGGCCTGGTATTTCGAGCGGACCCGCGACCTGACCGTGCGGATCACCTCCGACGCGCAGACCGTCGCCGCCGCGAACTTCACCCTGGCCCGCTACTCCCAGCCCCGGATGCGGATCGGCCTGGTCACCCTCAACCTCACCACCCTGCCCACCAGCGACGTGCAGAAGATTGAGGCGCTGAGCATCGGGGCGCGGGTGCGGGTCGCGGTCCGCCCGATCGGCCAGCCCGGCTTCACCGCCGACTTCTTCGTCGAGAGCATCGGCCGCCGCACCGCGACGAACTCGAGCCTGGTCGAGCTGACGCTGAGCCCGGCCTTCCCGAAGGTGTGGATCGTCGGGGACCCGGTGTACGGCGTCATCAACTCCGACAACGTCATCGCCTACTAGGAGTCCTGTGGCTGTCATCCCCGCACCTGCCACGTTCGTCGCCGGCACCGCACCGACCGACGCCAACCTGAACTCGCTGCGGGACGGCATCAACTTCTTGCTCAACCCGCCGCGGGTGCTGCTGACCAACAGCGCCTTGCAGTCAGTCCCGTCCGGCGTCTCCACCGTGCTGACATTCGACACCGAGACGTACGACACCGACGCGATGCACTCCACCGTCACGAACCCCGACCGGATCACGACCGTGACGGCGGGTCTGTACACCGTCAGCCTGAGCGCCCCCACGCAGTTCTCCTCGGCCGGCCCGGCCCGACAGATGCGGGTCCACCAGAACGGTGCCATCTTCGCCTACGCCGGCCCGACGTCGACCCTGACGCTGGACGTGCCGTGCGTGGCCGGGGATTACCTGCAGTTCGTGGTCTACCAGAACTCCGGGGTGGCGCTGAGCTACGGCGGCGGCGGAGTGGACAGCGCGCACTTCTGTGCCCGCCGGGTGTCCGCATGAGAGAGGTGAAGTAGATGCCGTTGCCCGCTGCTGTCTCCACCACGCAGGTCACTGGCCGGTTCACCAACCTCAACGGTTCCCCAGCGGTCGGCCGGGTGACGTTCGCAACGTCGGTGCTGCTGCGGGTGACCGGCGCGCCGGACCTGATCGTGCCCGGCTCTTACACGGCGCTGCTGGACGCCAACGGGGTGTTCGCGCTGGCGCTGCCCGCCACGAACGACCCGGACATCACCCCGTCGGGCTGGCTCTACACGGTCACCATCAGCATCGCCGGTTCGCACGTGGACAGCTTCGACTGCCAGGTACCGATGTCGGCGGTGCCGCTGCAGCTGCGGGACCTGACCCCGGCGGTGGCGGTCGCGGCGGTGTCGTCGTACATCCTGGTGTCGCAGGTCGGCGCTGCGGGTGGCGTGGCGAGCCTGGACGCGGGCGGGAAGGTCCCGGGCGGCCAGCTCCCAGCCCCAGCCACCGACGCCACCCTCGCCGCGAAAGGCCTTGTGCGGCTCGCTGGTGACCTCGCCGGGACTGCCGATGCCCCGACCGTGCCGGGGTTGGCCGCGAAGGTCACTTCCGCGCAGGCAGCTGCTGCTGCGCCCGTGCAGACCGTCGCCGGCCGTGCTGGGGCGGTCGTGCTCGCTCCCGTCGATGTGCCCGGTGTCGTGGCGCAGTGGCAGCCCGCCACCAACTACGCGGCGTCCCAGCCGGTGATCAACCCGACCGGGGAACTGGTGCGGGCGCTGGCCGCGCACCTGTCCGGGGCGGTCTACAACGCGGCAAACTGGTCCAAGCCCGCTAGTGGGACCTTTGCGGCGTTGCCCGGGACGTCCCGGCACCCGCTGACCGGGTTCTTCCACCTGGACGGGTACGGCGCGAAGGGCGATGGGGCCGCCGACGACGCGGCGGCTATCAACGCTGCCGTCTCGGCGGCGGTGGCGGCCGGTGGCGGCACCCTGTACGCGCCACCCGGCGTCTACTCGATCGCAGCCTCGAGCAACTGGGGGACCCGGCTGTCGTTGCGTGGCGCGGGGATCGGTAAGACGATCTTCCAGCCGAAGGCGACGATGGTCGGCTCGTGCTTCCAGCAAGGCTCCTCCGTTGCTGCTCCGCTCACCGACTGCCAGTTCCGGGACTTCGAGATCGACGGCAGCCTCGTCCCGACGACCACCCTGTCGAAGGGGTTCTTCTTCACCTACATGCTCCGGGCACGGTTCGAGAACGTGGACGTGCATGGCACGACGGCCACCGGGTTCGGGGCGGACTTCCTCCGCGACACGGTGTACGACCGGTGCGTCGCTGAGGGCTGCGGTCGGGCTGCGGTCGGCGCTGAGACGACGACCGGCGGTTGCTCCGGGTTCGGGATCGGCTCCGGTGCTTCGCAGGTCGAGAACGTCATTGTGTCCCGGTGCGTAGCCCGCAACAACGCGCGGTACGGCATCTTTATCGAGTTCCAGTCCGGGATCGGCACGTTCCTGTCCCGTGGCGCTGAGTTCGTGGACAACTACGTGGAGGGCAACTACTACGGCATCGGGTCCTGCGGTGTGGAACGGTCCCGGATCGCCCGCAACGTCGTCACGGGGGCGACGTTGCACGGCATCCACATCGGCCCGTCGGATGCGACGCACGGGGCGTTGAGCGTCGGGGATCAGGTGCTCGACAACATCATCACGTCCTGCGGCGGTCGTGGCATCAACATCGACGCCACAACGCCTTCCAACCTCACGCCATATGTTGGGGACCACCGGATCGCCGGGAACCTCTGCCGGGGCAACACTGGGGTGCAGATCAAGGTCAGCGCCTCTGCGACCGTGACGAACCTGCAGGTGCTCAACAACCTGGTCGAGTCCGGTGGGTCAATCGGCATCGACTTCGCGGGCGGCCGCCTCAACGACCTCGTCCTGGCCGGGAACAGCGTCGTCGACAACACAGGCGACGGCATCCGGGTCCTGACGACCACGCTGCGCCTGCGGGCGGTGTCGAACAAGTGCACGGATACCCGGGCCGCGGGGAGCAAGACGCAGACCTACGGCCTCGACGTTGCCTCCGTGGCCACCGACGCCGACATCCGCGGGAACGACCTGCGAGGCAACGCGACGGCCGGGATGAACACCGTCGGCGGGTTCGCAGGGACTTCTCGCGTCGAGGACAACCCTGGCTACAACCCCATCGGCACCGACACGTTGGCCGTGACCGTCTCGCCGATGACGTACACCGTCGGGGCGTCGCGGGAGACGCTGTACGTCCTCGGAGGCACCTGGACGAACGTCTCGGTCAACGGCGTGAACGTCGCCACCACAACCCCCAACGTCATCACCTGCGACCCCGGCGACGTGGTGATCTTCACCTACACGGCCGCGCCGGTAGCGATCAAACGCCAGCGGCACTAGCGCCCGCTAAGGGTGGATAGCTCCCCCGTCTGCTCGGCGTAGGGCCCTGCGCCCGCACCATCCTCGCCGCCCCATCAACCGCTGAGGGGAGGCCGGATGCCACCAACGTCTGACGCCGAGGTCATGCGCTACATCCTCGACGACCTCACGAAACGCCTGGCTGAGACAGCAGCCCGGTTCGAGGCGGCGATGGGCCGTCTGGACAGCACCTACGTCCGTAAAGACGTGTACGACCTGGATCGGCAGAACGCCGCCGCGGTGGTGTTGGCATCGGATGCGGCGTTGCGGGTCACGGCCACCGATCTGATCCGCCGCCTGGATTCGATGGACGATGCCCGGACGTGGCTGTTCCGGTTGGTCGCAGGGGCGGTGTTCACGGCACTGGTCGGAGTCGCCGTCGCCGTCATCACCGCCGGAGGCCACTGATGTCGCTGCCGTTCGAGCTCGCCGACCTGAACCCCGCCACGCTGGAACTGCTGCGTGGCCTCGACGCCCTCACCGGCCGATTGGAGCACGCCGTCGCGACCCTGGAAGACACCCTCGACCCCGCCGAGCCTGCCGAAAGGAACACCGATGCCTGACCCGACAGGACCGCCGTCCGGCGCCGACTGGGCCGCGGAGGTCGACGGGCACCTCGCGGACGGCCACGAGCACGACGACGTTGATCAGGCCACCACGGACCGGACGCAGGCGACCGCCGACCGCGACCAGGCCACGACGGACCGGGACCAGGCCACCACGGACCGGACGCAGGCCACGACCGACCGGACCCAAGCGACAACGGACCGGGACCAGGCCACGCACGACCGGGACGAGCACCGCGAGATGGACAGGACAAGCCGCGAGGAAGTGGTGGCCCTCGCCGCTGCCGTAGCTGAGCTGGCGGTGTCCGTCGCGGGCCTCCACGACCTGATCCTGCATTCCCTGCAGAAGGCCGACCAGGCGGCGGTCGATGCCGCCGCGAAGCCGTCACGGCGCCGGGTCAACGGGATGGCCGCAGCCATTGTGGCGCTCGCCCTCGCCCTCGCCGGGACGGGTGCGGTCGTTGTCCACCGGCAGCAGGCCCAGAACTACACGGCGTGCAAGGAACGGAACGCGGCGCAGGCCGAGTCCGACGCCTTCCTCGGCCGGATCGACGCGGCCGTGCAGAAGTCCCGGTCGACCTCGACGTTGGCCCGGAACCTCGGCGCGTTGCTGACCCCGGTCGCCCGGCACACCGTCGCCTGCCACCGCCCGTTCCCCTGACCTGCCCGTACTGCCCCGTCCCGCCCATCCGGCGGGCGTCCGCCATGCCCGGAAGGACACTCCATGAGCTACGAGCAGATCCCCGGCTACTCCGGGCACACGTCGGGTCCGAACGGCCCGATCACCCGCATCGTCATCCACGGCACGGTCAGCCCGTGCGCGGCCGGTGGAGCGGTGAACAACGCCCGCTACTTCCAGCGCCCCGACTCCGGTGGCCTGGCCCACTTCGTGGTCGACCCGACCAAGATCGTGCAGTGCTGCGACGAGGACACGGCCTGCTGGCACGCGCCGCCGAACCACGGCAGCATCGGCATCGAGCTGTGCGACCCGCAGGCCGGTGCGCTGGCCCGCTGGGACGACGCGAACCACAAGGCCATGCTCGGGCTCGCGAAGGCCCTGGTGCATGACCTTGCCGCGCGTCACACCGTGCCGCTGACCTTCGTCAACGCCGCTGCCCTGGTCGCCGGTAAGCACGGCGTCACCACTCACTACGAGGTGTCGCAGGCGTTCCACCAGTCCGACCACTCCGACCCCGGCCCCGGCTTCGCCCCGTACATGGCCTACCTGCTCGGCGCCGTCCCGGCACCCCCGGTCGCGCACCCGCTGGCAGCGAAGACCTACCCCGTGCTGCGTGAGGGCATGGGCATGGCTCCGCAGGCCCCGAACGCCAACGTCAAGCGGATGCAGACGTTGCTCCACATCGGCGCTGATGGTCGTTTCGGGCCGGGCACCAAGAACGCCGTCATCCACTTCCAGACCGCTCACCGGCTCGCCGCCGATGGCGTGGCTGGCCCGTCGACGCTGTCCACGATGAGGTTCTGATGGTGCCGGTGATCCGCCTCGAGGAAGACGTCCGCGACGGGATGAGGCTCGGTCGCCACGTTGAGCATGACCCGAGATCCCGGTCATACGCCGTGCAGGCGGCTTCGCTCGGCACCCTGACGTCGGTCCGGCACCGTCGGCTCGTGCCGATCTACGATCAGGGCAACATTGGGTCCTGCACGGGACAGGCGTGCGCGGGTGCGCTGAGCACCGCCCCGTTCCGGCACCGCTACCGCGAGGCGTCGGCGGTCCGGTTCTACAGCCAAGCCACCAAGCTCGACGACGACCCGGCCACGTACCCGCCAACGGACACCGGTTCGACCGGCCTGGCCGTGGCGAAGGCCGCGCTCGCCCGGAAGCTGTGCTCGTCCTATCAGCACGCGTTCTCCCTCGAGGCCGCGCTGACCGCGCTGCAGACCGGCTCGGTGATGCTCGGCATGGCGTGGAAGACCGGCTGCGACACCCCGGACAGCAGCGGCCTGATCCGTTGGACCGGCAACGTGCGCGGCGGCCACGAGCCGCTGCTCGACGAGATCGACGTCGAGCGGAAGCTGGTCTGGCTGAGCAATTCATGGGGCACCGGCTACGGACTAAAGGGTCGTGCGGCGCTGTCCTGGGACGACCTCGGGGCGGCGCTGGCCGACCAGGGCGACGTCACGATGTTGACCCCGTGAGCGAGCAGCGGGCGTGGAACGCCCTCTCTGCTCTCGTCGGCATCGCCTGCGCCGCACCGGCTGTCCTGGTCCTGTGGGACCGCTGGCACACCGCCCACCCGGCTCCTGCTCTCGCTGCGGTGCGGGACGACTTACCGCCGTGTCCCCGCGACGGCTCCCGCGACATCTTCGACAGCACGAGGTAGCAGTGACCGACGTCCGCACCGCCCCCGCCACCGACAAGCCGTGCGTCCTGTACCTCGACCATGGCAGCAGCGTTCCCGTCCGCACCCAGGGCCATCACCGGCACCCGCAGTCGCTGCAGATCGAGCTCACCGGCCACGTCGACCCCAACAGCGAGCTTTGGTGGCTCTGTGGCACCTGTCATGACTCGATCCACGCTTGGCTGGATCACCTGCTCGGCCGTGCCTACCAGCCACCGACCCCACCCACCCGAGCCCGCCGCGAAGCCGAAACCGCCTTCGCCTGGTACACCGCCACGAAGGAGCACCCATGACCACCGCTGTCCTGTCCCCGACCGTCCCCGCGATCCGCACCGCGTGGCGCACCCGCGCCGGCCAGCTCGCCCAGCAAGCCGCCCGCTTTGCCCGGCTGATCGTCGCGGCCGTCGTGACGCAGGTGCTCGCCAGCCTCGCCACCGGAGGCGGGGCGCTGGATCACCTGGACAGAAAGGCCATCGTCGCGGTGCTGATCCCGGCGATTGAGGTCGCGTGGCGGCAGTATCACCCGACCGTGACCGCCTCCGACGTCGCTACGGCACCGGGCATTACTCCGGCTGCGACCGACGCCAGCGGCGCCGTGACGATCGGCCCGGACGGCCCTGCCGGTCTGCTCGGCGGCGGCGGCGTCTAATGGACATCGTCACCATCCTGCTCATCGTGCTGGTCGTCGTCGCGATCGTCGTGCTCATCCGGCGCTGACCTACCGCACCACCTCGCCCGTCGTCGGCCCTCCGGGGCTGGCGGCGGGCGCTCCGTGCTGCCCGCAATCTGCGCCAGATCTGCGACTCGAAGTCTAGGAAGCCTGCGACACCATGCGACAACATGGGACGACCGTGGCGCAGCACAGCCCGTCGTAGGACGGCCTCACCCCCGCTGACCTGGGCGGATGCAGCAACGCGACCAGTTCTGTGTGCTCAGTCATGGGGTAGATGTCGAACGCGCGCAGGGACTCCAGCGTCCAGCCGGCATCCAGCAGCACCCGCAGGTCGCGGGCGAACGACGCCGGATCGCACGCCACGTAGGCCAGTGCCCGCGGCCGCAGGCCGGCCAGCGCGGTCGTCACCTCGAGCCCCGCCCCGGCCCGGGGTGGGTCCAGCACGATCAGCTCGGGTCGCAGCCCCTGCAGCGAGCGGATCAGCGCGACGTCGATCTCGGCGGTCCGGACCCTCACCCACAACTGGTCCGAGGTGTTGCGGGCCGCGTCCGCGCTGGCTCGGGGTGACGACTCGACGGCCACGACCGACCCGGACGGCCCGACGGCTGCGCCCAGCAGCGAGCTGAACAGCCCGACCCCGGCATAGAGATCGGCACCCCGCTCGCCGGGCTGCGGCTGCAGCGCGTCCAGCACCGCCGCACCGAGGACCGCGGGCGCCGCATGGTGCACCTGCCAGAACCCACCGGCCGACACCTCGAAGGTCCGCCCGAGCACCGTCGTCCGGATCCCGTGGGGGGATCGGACGGCCCGCCCGTCGACCACCAGCCCGGCGTCCACCGCTGGGAGGGCAGCCGGTCGACCGTCGACGGCGAGCACCACCTGGCCGTCGACCGCAAAGGCCTCGACCGAGCGGGTCCCCTTCCACGACGACCCGAGCGGCAGGGCCACCCTCGGCGCCGCGATGAGGCAGTCGGTGACCAGCTCCAGCTCCCGGGAGCGGTGCCGGTGCAGCCCTGGCGTGCCGTCGGCCGCGACCGCCCACTGCACCCGCGTCCGCCAGCCGAGCGCCCCGCCCGGCACCTCCTCGACCTCCAGGGACCGCGTCACCCCGGCCAGCCGCGACAGCTGCTCGAGGACCAGCGCAGCCTTCAGCGCCCGCTGCTCGGCCGGCTCCACGTGCTGCCAGTCGCAGCCACCGCACCGCCCCGGTCCCGCGAACGGGCACGGCCGCGCGACCCGCGCCGGTGAGGCGACCAGCACCTCGACGGCGTCCGCCCGCAGGAAGTGCTTGGTCGTCGCGGTGACGTCGACCCGCACCCGCTCGCCGGGCAGCGCGTGCCGGACGAACACCACCCGGCCGTCGTCGGCGCGCGCGACGCACGCGCCACCGGCCGCGACCTGTCCGACCTCGAGGATCAC